AATCCATCATGTGTCTTGCTGTAGTCCAGCGGGTGATCGCCTCTCTTGAACCACTGCGTGGCCTCGACGACTACAGGCTTCTTGCGAAACTTGGCCATCAGTCAGTCCCTCCAGCATTGACCATCGCGGCCTCCTCGAACATATCGGCGGTGGCCTGGCCGGTGGCCAGCTCGACAGGCACGCCATGCGTCAGAAGGCTGACCAGATCGTCCTGGCCGGCCACCTCGATGTCGAATCGGGTCTGGGCAGCGTGCCGGATGGCCTGCGCCTGGTTGGCGGCGCGGATCAGGCGGTGCTTGTTGGTCTCCGTATCGGTGACCAGGTAGATGCGAGTGCTCATGGATTTCCTTGGTTGGTGGTGAAAAAGGCGCTGATCTGCTGCTTGGCATGATCCGCACCTTTTCCCACTATAACCCAATATCCCACACCTTCCAAGTATGCGATCCAGTCCTTCTGCTCTGGGCTGAGGCTGCCACCCTTAGCGCGCTTCATCTCGACCCACAAGCGCCAGGCTGGCACGAACAGATCAGGCACGCCAGAGGCCACGCCTTCGGCCTTCAGGCGGCCAGCGGTGGCCTTGCTGCGTGCTCCGCCATTCGGCGTAGCATAGATGCGCACGCCTGGCCATGTCTGCCGGAACCAGCGCACCACCTCGCGCTGTTCTTCGTGCTCGGTGGGCAGGCGCTCGGTCAAAATGGCACCTCTGGCTCCCACTTGTCGCAGGCATCAACTGTCGCGGCGAAGTCTTCCGGTGGTGTCATGTTGAACTCAAAGCATGTTCCATGATGATCGTAGAGTTCGCATGTGTGACAGCACTTTGGCGGCCCTGCCTTAACCCATTCACGCCACTGGATCAAGAACTCTGGCTCTGGTGGTCTGGTGCTCATGATCAGAACTCCTTCCACAGCTCATTGAGCACATCCAGCACGCGGTGATTCTTGACCTGCATGCCTTCCCCACTCTCGTGGCCAAGCCAGAAGCTGTGCTCGTCGTAGCGCTTCAAGTAGAACGGCCCAATGGTGACCATCTCATCACTGCGCCTGCTCTGCAGCTCCCACAGCGCATCCAACCACATGGCTGCAGGCAGCGTGACGGACTCGCATCCGGCAGCGCGATTCAGGTGCTCTTCAACGTCGATCATGATTTCTCCTTTGTTCCCACTTCCAAAAAGACCAGGTCATGTCCCTGGTGTCCACTTCATGCCCAGGCACGCCAGTCAGCGTGACCTGGCACGTCCGAAACTTGCGCATGGCCTTCATCAGAATCTGGCGCACACGCTCCTGCGTGCGGCCCATCTCCTGGCCTGCCTCGCGCAGCGTGTGGTTGTCCAGCACGCACAGCGCAACGGCCTGTTCCTCGACCTCTGTCAGTGGCGTGATGGCCACCAGACGCCTGGCGAAGTCCTGGCGCAGCACCAGGTCAGGGTCGGTGCAGGTCGGCCAGTAGGTATCCACCGGCTCGCACGGCTCTGGCTCGATGTGGCGGCTGTACCAGATGGCCTTGACCTCACTGGACAGGCCGGCCACACCGATCTTGCCGTAGTGCGGCAGGGCGCGGCCTCGGCTCATGCCCAGCTCCTTTTGATGACCCGGTGAAACTTGCCGTCCATGCGGTATTCGATGACCCTGGGCGGCCTGCTGCCATTCATCTGCGTGGCCAGATACTGCAGGCCTTCGCTGTCACTCATGCGCTCGGCTTCGGCCAGGTGCGCGGCGCCTGACGAGTTGGCCATCGTGAAAAGCTGCTGCAGCGCACGCTGGCCGGCATACCCTTCATGCAGCACCGGCAGGTACTCGGTGATGGGCTTGTCAGACAGGCTGCCGTAGTAGGTGCAGGACAGCATCTCCTTGCCTGATGCGCGGCTGACGTGCTTGCGCCAGCTCCAGGACGTGACCTCCAGGTCGCTGCCTTCCAATCCCATGATGTCATCGTTGCGTAGCTCCAGCTTCTTACGCTCCGGCTCTGGGAATGGCGTCAGGCACGCAGGGCAGATGGCCACGGCAATGGCGCACAGCTCGCCACAGTTGTCGCAGACCTTAACTGGTGCCTCGCCATTGCCATCTCCGGCCTTCTTGGGCGGCTGCACGGCCGTGATCGGACCGTGCGTGGCCACCACGCCAGCAAAGTCCAGCACCAGGCAGTGGTCAATGTGGCTCTTGACCCGCATGCCCCGGCCGGCCATCTGGACGTACAGACTGGCCGACATGGTCGGGCGCAGCATGGCAATCAGGTCGATGTCAGGGTAGTCGAACCCGGTGGTGAGCACATTGGCATTGGTCAGGGCGCGCAACCGGCCGGCCTTAAACTCGGCCAGCAAGCGCTCGCGCTCCTTCTTGGGCGTCTCGCCAGTCACGCACTCCGCGGCCACGCCACGCTGGCGCAGGACTTCGGCCACATGGTGCGCGTGCTTGACGCCAGTGCAAAAGAGCAGCCACGCCTTGCGGTCGCCAGCCAGCTCGATGATCTCGCGCACCACCTTCTGGTTGTTGTCGTCGGTGTCGACTGCTGCCTGCAGCTCGGACTCGATGAATTCTCCACCTCGCTTGTGGACGCCAGTGGTGTCCAGCTTGGCCTTGGTGACCTTGCTGCGCAGCGTGGCCAGGTATCCTTTGAACACCAGCTCCTCGATGCTGACCGGCTCGATCAGGTCATCGAACAGAGCAGGCTTGTCGGTGATCAGGCCGTGCCCCAAACGATATGGTGTGGCCGTCAGACCGATGACACGCAGCGCAGGGTTGATGGCCTTCAGGTCGGCCAGAAACTGGCGGTAGCCACCTTCGTCCTTGTGGTTGACTAGGTGGCACTCGTCGATAATCACCAGGTCAACGTGGCCGATCTGCTTGGCCTTGGTGCGGATCGACTGGATGCCGGCGAAGGTGATCGGCTCACCGAGCTGCTTCTTGCCGATGCTGGCGCTGTAGATGCCCATCGGCGCGCCTGGCCAGTGCTGGCGCATCTTCTCGGCATTCTGCTCGATCAGTTCCTTGACGTGCGTCAGCATCAGCACCACGGTCTCTGGCCAATTCTGCAGTGCGTCCTTGCACAGCGCGGCCACGATGTGGCTCTTGCCGGACCCGGTCGGCAGCACCAGGCAGGGATTGCCTGCGTGGCCTGCCTCGAACCACGCATAAAGCTGGTCGATGGTTCGCTGTTGGTAGTCACGCAGCATCTGTCCTTCTCCTGATTGCATCTGCGCAGTCATCAGCGCCAGCGCTGCGGCCTTGTGTGAAGTCGGATGCTCGGCCTTCTTCATCGCCTTTGTACGGCGGTCGGCCCTTGTACAGCTTCCACATGTTGATGGCGATCTCGTCGCACAGCTTGGCGCAAGCCTCGCGTTCGGCAGCAGCGACCAGGGCGGCAAAGTAATGTTGCTGCGTCGTGAAACCAAGACGCATGCCTTCCGCGTCATCTTGGCTTTGCAGCCACATCTTGTTGATGTTGTCTGATGTCATGTGTTTTGCTCCTTCAGCGCGGCCTCGATAGCGTCGACTACGTAAACCCAGTCTTGCCCGGACATTTGGTTGATGATCGACATGCGTTTATCTCGCGTCAGCCCTTGCCACTCGCGGCGTGGTGGGTGAGTGTAGAGAGGCATGATTCCTTGCTCAACATTGCCATTCATCTTGAGCGCGACCTCATGTGAGTGATATGTCGATCCTTCAACAAACCACGCAACCGGCTTCTCTGTGTTTCCCCACTGCTTTAAAGGCACACCGTTTGGATGATGGTCATCAACCACAGTACATTTGAAACGCACTTTTTGATCCTGCATCTGCTTGGCAGCGCGCATGGCTGTCAGCTCGCCAAGGTAGTCGTAGCAGAGATTGCCTAGGCGCTCGATCTCGTCGCCCCGCAGATACCATTCGCGCTCAAAGTGCTCGGCTTGACTGTTTGCCCGCTTTAGAGCGGCAGTCAGACGCTCGATCTCCGCATGCTGGCGGCGCAGCTCTGCGGCAGCTTCTTCATGGTGTGCTGCCTTCTTCAAGTCGTTGTCGATCAGATCGGCTAGCCACAAGGCTTGTGGTTGTTTGTCGGTCATCCCACGATCCTCGCGTCAAAAGTCTCGCGCAGCTTCTCCACATACTCATCCCCCAGGCTGCACATCTTGGGGTTGGCCAGAATCTCGCGGCTGGTGTAGACATGCGCATCGCCTTCACCGTTGGCCACATCGCGGCCTTCGATGACGTAGACGGCCGTCCACTGGTCCAGGCCGTCCTTGCGCTCCCAGGGCACCAGGTCAGGGTGCAGGACGTGGCTGTCGCAAGCCTGGCGCTGAAACTCCACCGGAATGCCATCGGCCTCGTGCCTCTCGCAGCGCCAGGTGCTGTCCTCCTTGGCAGTGCTGTGCGCGCAGGTGCGGCAGTTCACATGCTTGGTGATCTTGGTCTCGTGGCAGAACTCGTGCGCATCGCAGAACTTGCACTGGTACCAGCTCGGGTCGGTGCTGATGGGCGGCGGCATGCGGTCCTCCAGAGCCAGCCTGCGGCCGCGTGCAATGAACTTCTCGGCCACCTCCTTGTCGTAGCGCACTCGCTCGGTGTAGATGCGGTCGTCGTCCTTGCAGACGGCCAGGTACAGTGCGCGGTCGATCTCGGTGCCATGCATGTAGAGCTGCATCTGGACAAAGTGCTCGGGCTTGGACTTCTCGACCCCGTTCTTCTCCAGGTCGGCAAAGCTCTTGCTGCTGTGCGTCTTGAACTCGGCCACGTGGCGCTTCTTGGGCGCGGCTGGCACGCCAGACTCGATGATGGCGTCAATGCTGCCGGACACATGCGCACCGAAGTCCACGCGCGCCTGCTGCTTGCTGGTGCGAACGTCCATGCCGATGGCGCGCAGGTCAGACACGATGGTGGCCTCCTCCATCTGGCCCCTGCGGAACAGGCGCAGGATGCGGCCAGGGAACTGTGGCTGGACGGCCCAGCGGAACGACAGCCACAGCCACCTGTCGCATGGGTGGCCCAACTGGCTGCAGCCCATGTGCGGCCTGGGCGGCTCGGCCTGGGCCTCGTGGTGTTTGTCGATCAGCCCTTGGATGCTATGCTCTGGCTCAGGAATCTTCATCAGGTTCTCCTTCATGCAGTTGTCAGCCCGGTCCTCTTGCGAGGCCGGGCATTTTTTCGCCTTACTTCTTGGCCCAAGGCGGTGATGCCTTGGCTGGTGCCGCAGGCGCGGATGCCGCGGCCGGTGCGGAGGCTGCAGGTGCTGCGAAGGTCGGCGCGCTGCCGGTGATCGCTTTGAAGCCCTTGACCTCGTTCTGTGCCGAGTATTGCTCGGTTGCGGCTTTCACGTCCAGCTTGATCTGCAGGTCGCCACCGATAAGTTGGTCGGTGTCTGTGACCTTGGCCAGGCCAATGCTGCGCATCAACTCGCCAAGCTGCTGGCGGCCGATTTCTTCGGCCTTTGCGCTCGCGTTCTTGATGTTGAGGTTGCCGAACACCACACGGCCTTGGTGGCTCGGCCCGGTGATGTCGTAGCGCACCTTGATGTACTGGCCCGATCCGTCCTTGGTGGGCTGCAGGTCAGCCTTGGTGATCTTGGCCGTGTACCAGCCGGGCGGCAGCGGATCGTAGTTGCCACCGTTGCCCTGCGGCAGTTCGTTTGCGTCAAAGGTTTGTCCGAGGAATGCCATGATTACTTCTCCTTGCGAGTGATGGTGAATGAAGGGCGGCCAGGCTTGGCCGTGATTGCTGCTGCCAGCGGCTTGGTGATGGCCTCGTCTGTTGCCTTCCAGATGGCCATGTTGATCTCCGGTTTCCACCGGAACAGCGTGCTCAGGTGATCGGTCAGACCGTGCTCGGCGGCCAGCTCCTGCACCTTGTCAGCGTCGACCTTGCGGTCGATGCGACTGACCACCTTGACCTTGAAACCTTCGAGCGCCAGGTTCTCTGTGCCTTCCACATCGTCGCGGATGCTGGCGATCTTCCTGATCTGGTCCTCAATCGCACGACGGTCGGCTGTGGCAGTGGTCTCCGTGTCCTTGGCGTAGAGCCACATTTCAGCCAACTGCTCCACGTCTGTGACGGTCTTGATGAAACCTTCGGTCTTGAGCATTTCGCGGATGTTCATCACTTGCCTCCGATCTTGGCGATGATGGCTCCCAGATCAGGAGCCTCCCAGGCGTCCAGCTTCCCACTGCGGTCCTTGGCCAGCCAGAGGCCGTCCGAGTCGCACATCAGGGCGCGCTGGGTGTTGTTGTCGCTGTCCTTCTCGACACGCAGCGCCAGCACCTCGTCGAAGAAGTAGGGCAGCGCCTGGCCGGTCTTGTTGCCAGGCATCGAGGGCGCATACAGCACGCGGCCCATCTCGTCCTGGGTCTTCTCCAGCTTGGCGCTCATGTAGACGTGCCGGCCAGGCAGATCACGGAATGCGCGGATGATGTCGGCCATCTGCTCCTGCATCGCACCGTAAGCCTGGCGTGGGTCTTTGGTGGCCTTCTTCTCGGCATTCAGGACCACCTCAGCGATCTCGCTGATGGAGTCGAGCGCCACCGACTGGAACCCCTTGGCCTCGTCGGACTGAGTCAGCCAGGTGTAAGCCTCCCGCAGCGTGTCCATGTCGCTGATCTCGATGAAGGGAAGGTCAGCGTCCTGGATGGACAGCAGGCCTCCTTCAGCAGACAGCACGATGGGCTGCGGCAGGGTCTTGATCAGTGAGGTCTTGCCTGCACCGGCCTGGCCGTAGACCAGGACTTTCACACCATTGGCAGCCAGGCTGCCGGTGGTCTTCACGTTGATTGCCATGTTGGCTCTCCTTTTTCGCACCTCCGTCTGGGAATCAGTTCGAGGTG